AATATAGTTTTTATTTGTCCTAATATAACCTTATATTTAAAATCTTTTAAGATGTCGGTTAATCCTTTATTAGGTTTTAAATTTTCAATTACTTTAAATTCAAGCATGAAAAAAGTTCTCCTTTCTAGAAAGAGAACTTTTAAAGTTTTATATAAAATAAAAACTCACGAACTTTTAAGTCCGTAAGTTGATTTCAAATGGAGCGGGTAGCGGGAATCGAACCCGCGCTATCAGGTCGGAAGGAGTATTTAAACGGTTTTGTACGAGCTTATAAAATAGGACTTTTACTTAGAATATCAACGAAAACTTAATATTTATATTAATACATTTGTTTGCATAAAATTACAATGTTTTGAATATAAATTACGCCAAAATTACGCCAATTTTTCACTGTAATAATCCTTCTAAAACTTTACTTGCTTTTTTATCTTCTTCTGGAATTTGGTCTAAATAATAGTTAGTAGCAGTAGAAGGGAGATGTCCTAATCTTTTAGCTACATCTACAATATCTAAACCTCTGTTAACTAATATACTTTCATTAAGAGCCCTTAAATCTTTTAAATTTATTGCTCTTAAATTATTATCTGCTAAAAATAATTTAAATTTATTTGTATATGTGTTTGGATGCATATTAAATAATTTTGTATTTAAATCTGTACTTTTTAGATATTTGTAATATTCTTTTACTTTTTTTATATAGGACCTTGGAACATACATTAATCTATTTTTATTATTTTTTATCTCTTTTGTTTCGGTTCCACCATTTATAGAAACATAATTTTTATTTAAATCAACAGTACAACGATAAAAATTGAAATCTGCAAATGTTAAAGCTAATATTTCACCGCGACGTCCACCAATTACAAAAGATGAATATATTGCTAATTGTAGTTCTTTGTCTTCTAAGTTCTCTAATGCAGTTAAGAACTGATTTACTTCATCATAACTATACAATATAACTTTCTTTTTTTGTTTATTGAAGTTTTTTGGAATACTTATATTAGTAGCAACATTATTTTGTAAATAATCCCATTCAATTGCTTTTGTTAGAATGGATGAGATTAGTTTTATATAGTTGTTTATTGTTTTAGACGATAAATCATATTCCTCATATAGCTTATTGGCAAATTCTTGAATATGAATCCTTTTTAATTTAGATAATTTGTACATTCCAATTTCCTGTAAGATATATTTATTCAATTGGCTCTTATAATTTTTTACAGTGGTTTTGGATAAATTGCTATTTGCGTACTTATCAAGAAACATTTGAGCCATTTCAACAAATGTTAAATTAGAATCTTTTGAATAACTACCTTTTTCAACTTCTGCGACAAATAAAGCTAGTTTTCTATTAGCTTCACTGGCTGAATTAGCTTTAATTGTACAACTATATCTTTCGTTATCATACATATATTCAAGTCTCCAAGAATTTTTTCCTCTTTTTCTTTTCGTTCCAGCCATAATAACTCCTTTCTACTAAATAAAAATAAGTACAGCTATATTTGTACTTATTATCTTTAGTATTATTTATTCATTTCAAATTTTCCTATATATTTTCCAAGAATTTTAATATCTGTATCTTTATTATAAACTTGTGTAGTAAATAATGGGTCATCGGAAATTGGCTCTAATATAACCAGTTCTCCCTGTTTTGTAAACTTTTTTAATGTAGCCTCAAACCCATTTACAAGTACCGCTGCAATTTCTCCATTTTCTACAACGTCTTGTTTTCTTATTAAAGCATATGCACCATTTTGTATAACTTTATTCATGCTTTCACCGTTTACCTTTAAGAAAAAACATTCTTCTGGATTAATTATACCCATTAAGTTTGGGTCAATTGGCAAATATCCTTCTAAACATTCTTCAGCCCAATTTGGTATCCCTGCACTTATTTTTCCATAGACAGGGCACATATAAAATTTTTTTATTACTTTAGTATATTCCTGCTTAGTAGTGAGTAATTCATCTATAGTGGTATTTTTTTCTATTAACTCATCAGTTTCGTTTTTTAGATTATTTGCAAGTTTTGATTTTTCTGTAGCATCATTTTTTAATTTAAATAGCATATCTTGTAAGAATTTTAATACATTATAAGATATTTCAAGTGGCAAAGTTGACAAGAAATTATCTAAAGCTTTTTGATACTCAGGAGAAGAAAAATTCATATTGATAATATCTTGAAGCTTAGAAAGTTGTTGTTTATTTAGTCCAATAGATAGCAAATAATCTGATTTTTCAAAGAGATATTCAGTCCTTTGCTTTATCTGGTCACTGTCAAAATCTAAAAAAATATCTATGTATCCGCAAACTTCCATTAATTGAGCATATGATATTATTCCGTTAGAGCTATTAGAAATTTTTTCTAGGATTTTAGGCGTAGGAGGACTATTTAACTTCATATTAATATATTTTGAAAGATATGTTCTATTAACGCCAGATTTCTCGGAAAATTCAGTCATTGAACTGTAAGAATTTGATATTTTTTGTAATATTTCTGAAAATAATTTTGAATCAAACATAAAAACTCCTTTCACTATGTGAACTTATTTAACATTATTATATAATAGTATGTGAAAAAAATCAACATAAAATAAAAAAAATTCTTACAATCATCGAGAGTCCAGACATATATTGTAAATTTTTTTCACAAAAGCATTGACAAAAAAATTCACAAATGATAATATATGCACGTAAACAAAATTCACAGAAGAAAGAAGGTGATAAAATGATAATAAATATGAAAGCACTTTTTAAGTTGTTGAAAGAAACTTTTAATAATAATCAATCAGAAATGGCACGAGCTTTAGGAGTTCAAAGAACACATTTAAACAAAGTTCTTAGAAACAATGGTAAAGGAGCTGGAACTACTATATGTGGAGCAATATTAAAATATTGCGATAAAAATAATTTAGATGCACATGATTATATTTTTTTTATTTGAAATGTGAAAAAAATTAACAATAAGGATGTTTAATATCAAGCCAAATCTGGCAAAAATTTCAATTTAATATTTTTTTACGAAAGAGAGGAAAGTAAATGAATAAAGAAATAACAATAATCAAAAATGTTAGAGGCTATCAAGATGAAAACGGAGTAGCACAATTAAATCTTGAAGATGTGTCAAGAGGATTAGGATTTACATTCATTGCCACAAGTGGCAACGAAGTAATTAGATGGAATAGAGTAAGAAATTACTTACAAGAATTTAGTTTCGACACAAGTGGCGAAAAAGACAAATTACCAGAATACATACCAGAAAACATATTTTATAAACTATGTTTTAAAGCTAAAAATGAAGTAGCAAGAAAATTTCAAGATATAGTAACAGATGAAGTTTTACCAAGCATCAGAAAAAATGGAATGTATGCAACTGATGAATTATTAAATAATCCTGACTTAGCAATAAAGGTATTTGAACAATTAAAACAGGAGAGAGAAGAAAAGAAAAAATTGCAGCTGGAAAATGCAAAACAAAAGAAAGTATTAGAAGATCAAAAGTCAAAAGTATTATTTGCAAATAGTGTTGAAACAGCAAAAACATCAATTTTAGTTGGAGAGTTAGCAAAAATAATCAAGCAAAATGGTCACGATATAGGACAAAATAGATTTTTTGAATGGTTAAGAAATAACAATTACTTAATTAGTAGAAAAGGAACAGATTACAATATGCCAACACAGAAAGCAATGAAATTAGGCTTATTTGAAATAAAGGAAACAAGCATTACACATGCAGATGGACATATAAGTGTAAATAAAACACCTAAAGTAACAGGAAAAGGACAAGTTTATTTTATAAGTAAATTCTTAAAAAAAATGAAAGAAGGGTTTAAATGAAACAATTTCTGACAATGAAACAGATAAAAGATAGATTTCAAGTCAAAGATAACAGAACAATACAAAACTTTATAAAGCAAGGATTGAAATTTATCAAAATTGGAAATGAATATAGATTTGATATTGAAGATATAGAAAGATTTGAAGAAGTGCTAAAAATACAAGAGCAAGAGAAAATAGAAGAAATAAGACCAATAAAACAAAAAAGAAAATTTAAAACAATAAACATTAATCATGAAAAAAGAAAAATAAATTTAACTGAAATGAGAGTTATTTAAAGGAGGTGAGAAACATGAGTTTAGTAGAAGCAAAGCAATTTTTAGGAACATTAATATTAGGAAGTGCAGTAATAACTATAGCATTGTTATACATAGCATACAAATTTGCAGAAATAAGCTATAAGAAAGCACACAGAGCACACAAAACAAAGAAAGTACATAAGGAAAAAAGAAATGTGAATGTAATGTTTAATATAGACAGCAAAAACAAGACATTACAAGAAATACAACTAGAAAAAGCACAAATGATCAAATTATTAGGAGGTATTTAAGATGAAAGATTTAATAGAACAAATCTTAAAAATGGCAAGAAATGAGCAAAAACAACATGAGATGATGAGAGATGTTGTAACTAAAGAAAACAAATTAAAATATTTATGCGAAAATGCAAGACAGTTAAACGAAATTCTTTTAGTAGATACTTTAAAAGATTTAACAGTAGAAGAAAAGTACGAAACTGCACTTGATATAGCAAGATACTATGTACAACACATAGAAGACAAAATAATAGAACTAGACGCGTCTGGTAAACATATCTAGTTCAATAAAGAATTTAAATAATCATTCTATAATTTTATATTAACATAAAATTATAAGATTTGCAAGAACATGAGGTAAAAGTGGATTTATTTTATGAAATAACAAATTTAACTAAGTATCTAGATACATTAGTAATAAATTTAAAAGAGAATGGCATAAAGAAAGCAGAATCTGAAAAAGAATACAAAATAGTTTTAAGACAAGAGGCTTTAAAATTAAAAACAGAAAAGAATATGCCAGTAACGTTAATAAACCAAATAGTATACGGAATACCAGAAGTAGCAAAGTTAAGACTAGATAGAGATATAAAAGAAACAATATACCAAGCAAACTTGGAGGCAATAAATGTAACAAAATTAAAATTAAGAATATTAGAAAACCAACTTAATCGAGAATGGGGGATTTCTGGGAAGGGGCGAATTTAATGGTAATAACAGATTTAAGCAGTAGTTTTAATCCATGTCCAAAAAATCCAATAAAAAAAGAAAATACAACGACAAAAATAAAGCAAAAGTCAAAAAAGTTAGCAAAAGCAGAGAAAAACAGATTTAGTATTTTGCAGGAAGAAAATGGAAAATGTTTTATTTGTAATAGACAGTTAAAAAAATTAGACAAGCATGAGGCACTAGGTGGCTCAAATAGGCAAAAAAGTATTCAATATGGGTTAGTTTATTACTTATGTAGAAAGTGCCACCAAAAAGCCGACCTGGATAAAAATACAAGGAATAAATTACAAAACTATGCAAAGAAACAATTTATAAAAATATATAGTAAAGAAAAATTTTTAAAAGAGTTTGGAAAAAACTATATAGAAAAGTAATTTAAAAAGTAATAAAAACGCACATTGACAACTGAATAGTATATCAGGCAAACGCAGTAAATACAATAGTTTCAAGACTTGGAAAAATATTTAAAAAAAGTTTAAAAAAAGTATTGACAGTATGTCACAAGAGTGATAATATATAACCATCGAAAGAGGAAAGGAGGTAAAAGCCATATGTTAAAAGCAATAAAAAAAGTGCTTGTCGACTACCAATCAAAACAAGCACAAGCTAAAAGAAAAGCTAATAATCGCAAACAGATTAAGCTAATTCTTAAAGGTTTAGAAGAAAGGGGATATTAAAATCCCCAACTTCCCTTAATGATTATATATTATTAATATTGTAATTGTCAAGGGAAGGAGCTTTTATATATGGAAGAGAGAAAATTGAAAATGAATTTTTTTAAAAGTGGAAGTGGTTCAATAAATGCTAAAGCTACACTTCCAGTAACTTGGTTAAGAGCAATAAACATTACTCCAGAAGAAAGAGATTTTATTGTTACACTTGACGAAAAAAACAAATCATTAATAATTAAAAAACAAAATTAAAAAAACTATTTAATACTGCATCAGCCTGAGAAACTTTTCAGTATTAAATAGCCAATCGAAACCCTTGAAAAAGTGTTTCTATATATAATTATATAGTAAACACGCAAATTTTTCAAGTGGTTTGATGAACGAATTTGAAAAAGGAGCGTGTTTTTATTATGGGATTAATAGAAAGTTTAATAACAGGGCTATTTATTATAGTGATATTAGCAATATATGCAATTATAGGATTTATAGGATTAATGCTTATACAATTAATAAGCTACAGAGTATTTAAAGTTAATTTATACAAAAAAATAATCAGAAAGTTTATGGAGGTATAAGGTTATGGAAGAACAATTAAAACAAGAAAATCAAGAGCTAAAAGAAAGAATTGCATTTTTGGAAAGAGCATTAAAGAGAGGAAGTGCAGGAAGTACAAGTGCATACAACGAAATTAGAGCAATGATAATTGAAAAAGTAGAAAAGGAAGTTGAACAAGATGAATTAGATAATGGAAATACATATAATTGGACAAGAAAAAGAGCAGAAAAGAAAATAATGAGCGATTTAAAGTGGGATTTAAGAGTAAGAACAATAAGTGATTTTAAATCTGAACACATTAAACCAGCACAAGAATATATAAATAATTATGTTTTAGAAGATGAATACAAACATTCACAATGGAACAGGAAAGGATAAAAAATGGCAGAGAGAAGATTTTTTTGGCTAAAACTAAAAGAGGATTTTTTCGATGAAAAACAAGTAAAATATTTGCGAAAACTTCCAGATGGGGACAAATTAACAATAGTATATTTAAAAATGTTATTAAAAAGTATACGAACAGAAGGAGTATTAAAATATGACCAAATTTTACCATCGTGCGAAGCGGAATTAGCAATGATTCTGGATGAAGATGAAAATATAATACGACTATTAATAAATGCATTACAGCAAATGAGATTAGTAGATGTAATAGATAATGGTTCACTATATATGACTGCAATAAAAGATTTAACTGGTTCTGAAGGTACATCTGCTGAAAGAATGAGAAAACTAAGAGAAAAAAAGAGAAAAAGCAATCTTCTACCGTCACATTGTGACGCACCTGTGACACGGCAGTTACGTAGAGAAAGAGCTAGAGCTAGATATAGAGAAAGAGCTAGATATAGATATAGAGATAGATGATAATGAAAAAATTTCTAAGATAACAAAATGTTATGAAGATAATATTGGATTAATAACACCAGCAGCAGCCGAGTTGATTTTTAGTTATCTAAAAGATTTTAAAGACTACAGGATAATTAATGAAGCAATAAAAACTGCATCTATAGCTAATATAAGAACTGCTAAATACATAAACGGAATATTAAGAAGTTGGTTAAAAAAAGGATATAAAGTATTAGCAGACGTGCAGAATGAACAAAACCAAAAAACGGAAAAGAAAGAAGAAAAGCCAAAAGAAGATTATAAAGAAATAGACACGAGTATTTTAACAGACGAAGAGTATGCAGACATAGTAAGAGGGAAAACAACGTACGAAGAAATAATGAAGAGAAAAGGAGTACAAAATGAGTGATGAAGAGCTAGAAAAAGCGATGCTGTACTACTTGATATATGAGCAAGAGGATTATGTGCTAGATGAAACAGATTTTGCATTTGAAAGGAACAAAAGAATAATAAAAGCAATAAATGAGTTAAAAGCAGAGAAAAAGGAAATATCCATAATTTCCTTGCAAAGCAGAATAAGTGCAAATAATAAACAGGTAATAGAGTATCTAACAAGTTTAAGTGAATATGTATATGCAACAACAGCAGATTACATATATAATCAAGTAATAGAGCTATCTAAAAAAAGAAAGTTAATGGAATTATTACAGAAAAGTATTACAGAGCTCATGGAAGCGGAAAACATAGATATATTTATGCAAGATAAAATAAAGCAAATAAATAAAATAGCAGAAATAAATGAAAAGGAACAGACATTTGTGGAGCAGGTAGTAGAAACATCTACAGAGATAGAAAAAAACACATTACAGAAACCAGATTATACACTATATACAGGAATAACAGATTTAGACAAAATGATTTGTGGATTACATAAACAGGAGCTAACGATAATCGGTGCACGACCTGGCGTAGGAAAGACAACATTAGCATTGCAAATAGCAGAACATATAGCAGAAAGAGGAACAGAAACTGCAATAATAAGTTTAGAAATGTCTAATACACAAGTAATACAAAAATTAATAAGCAGAAGAGCAAGAATAAATAGTTATAAAATGCGTATGGGAACATTAGAAACAAAAGAGCTAGAGCAAATAGGTGTAGTAAGTGCAGAAATAGCAGAGCTACCAATCCACCTAATAACAAAAGCAAGAACAATACAACATATAGAGAATATAGCCCGTAAGCTAAAAAATAAGAACAATTTAGGATTGATGATAATTGATTATATACAACTAATAAAAAACAAAGGAAAATTTAATTCTAGGGAGCAAGAGGTAGCAGATATAACAAGGACATTAAAATTATTAAGTTTAGAGCTAAATATACCAATTGTCGGACTATGCCAATTAAATAGAAATGCAGCAAGACAAGAGCCAACACTTGCGGATCTAAGAGAAAGTGGAGCAATAGAGCAAGATGCAGATAATATATTGTTCTTATACCAAGAAGCGGAAAGTACGGAAACAGTAGTAGATATAACATTAAAACTTGCGAAACAGCGTGCAGGAGAAACAGGGAAAATTGATTTAAAATTCAACAAAGCAAACAGTGAGTTTAAAGGGGTGACGAGATGGTAGAGATTACTCAAGCAGCATTTGCTAATTTAGAAACACAAAACAAAATAAAAGCTATAAAAGGGATTTTACAGGGAACAGTAGTTTTAAAGGAGAGTGAAAACAAATGAATGAAATAACAAGAGAAACTAGAAGAGAAAGTTTTATAAAAGTAAATATAAACGAGAGAGAGGCACAAGTACTAGAAATATTAAAAGATGGAATAGAAAGGACAGCAAGAGAGATAGCAGAAGAAATGTATTTAGCAGGTTACACAAATACACCAGATAGAAATAATGCAAGTCCAAGATTAACTCATTTACTAGAAAAAAGACAAGTAATTATAGTTGGTAAAACAAGAGATAGTGTAACAGGTAAAAGTGTTGCAATATATAGAATAGCAAGCTAATGGATAGACAGAAGTACGAAACAATACCAGATTGTAAATGTGTAACCTGCCTAGGATGCAATCTGCTAGAAGATATAAACTTTAAAGGATATTACAGGTGTAAAAATTATGTAAAAGGAGTGAAAGATGGAAGCGGAAGAATTATTAAAATATATGCTTAACTTCTTCCAAGACATAGATAAGCAACTAAAGAATAAAAACGAAGAGCTAAAAAGAATAGATATGCAACAACAAGATATATTGCATTACATAGAAGCAAGAAATTTAAACGCAGGAGGATATGCCAAAGCTGGCAAATTACTAAAAGATGTTAGACAAGAGCGAAGAAGAATAAAAAATAATATTGAGCAAATGGAATTAATACAAGTATTTACAAGAAAATATAACAATAAAATGATTCAAGGCGATTTAATACAAACATTAAAAGGTTTAAGTACAATAAATAAAAGACAAGCAGAACCTAAATACATATGTAGAACCAATATTTTAGAAAAATTGGAAAGGAGAAATGAAAAATGAAAATTGATATTTATAATACAGAAAAAAAATACAACATTATTTATGCGGACCCGCCATGGAGTTACGGAGATGTACATACCTGGCATAAAATGGGTGGGGGAGTAAAAAGACATTATAGTACAATGTCGATAAGAGAAATAAAAGAGATGAGTACTGTTATAAAAAAAATAGCTGCAGATAATTGTATATTATTTATATGGGCAACATTTCCAAATTTGAGAGAAGCACTAGAAATAATCGAAAGCTGGGGATTTATGTATAAAACGCTTGGATTTAGTTGGATTAAAACTAATAAAAAAAATAAGAAACCATGTTTTGGAATAGGTTATTATACTAAATCCAATTGTGAGGTTTGTTTATTAGCAATAAAAGGAAAACCTGGAAATTTAATTAAAAGTAATAAAGTAAGTAGTTGTATTATAGCAGAAAGAAGAGAACACAGCAGAAAACCGGACGAAGTAAGGGAAAAAATAACAGAGCTAGTTGGAGAGGTTCCAAAAATAGAATTATTTGCAAGGCAAACAGCAACAGGTTGGGATTGCTGGGGAAATGAGGTGTAAAAGATGGACAAGATTAAATTAATATTACAATTATTAGCAATAGCTTTTGGTGCATTAAGCCTAGGTTGGTTTATAGGCACTATAATAACACTATATATAAGTTGTGGAGGTTAGAAAAATGAAAGATGTAATTGAAGCAGGAGAGTATGTTAGAACTAAAAATGGAAAAATAGATAAAGTTGTTAGCAATAATTGCTACATGGAAAAATATATAAAAGCAGAAAAAGACTTTATTTTCTGCAATAGCATAGTAAAACATAGTAAACAACTAATAGACTTAATAGAAGTTGGAGATATAGTTAAATATAAATTAAAAAATTTAAAGCATACAAATGTAACTACGGTTCGATTAGTACAAGATGCAAGAAGTAATAAAGAAAAAAAGTTAATTGATGGGTATAACCTTGAACAAATAGATATATTAGAAATACTAACAAAAGAACAATACAATATTAATTGTTATAAAGTAGGAGGCAAAAATGAATAGAGAGATAAAGTTTAGAGGTCAACAAATAAATACAAAAAAGTGGGTATATGGATACTTGTATAGAAATAAAGGCTTATATGTAATATGTGAAAATATAAGATATGCAGAAGAAGAGCCAATATTATTAGATACAGTAGGACAATACACAGGACTACACGATAAAAATGGAAGGGAAATATTTGAGGGAGATATAGTAAAACTAGATAGTAATATGCTGAAAATAACAGGAATAGTAACTTACCATAACAATGAAGCAATATTTGTTTTAGAAGATTTACATGATGAAATAGAAGAATGTTTGTGGTATATGCAAGAAGATTTAGAAGTAATTGGCAATATATACGATAATCCAGAGTTATTAGAAGGAGAATAGATATGTCAAAAATAAGAGATATTAAACGGATTTGAGGATTATACGATAGATACAGATGGAAATGTTTACAGCAAAAGAAAAAATAAATACTTAAAACAAAATATAAATAAATACGGCTATTGTAAAGTTACATTGCAAAAAAATAAGTATAGAAAAATATTTAGTGTGCATAGACTTGTTGCTGAAACATTTATACCAAATCCTAAGAACTATCCTTGTGTAAATCATATTGATTGTAATAGAACCAATAATAATATAAATAACTTGGAATGGTGTACTTATAAAGAAAATACACAATGGGCTTTAAAGAACGGAAAATTTGATAATATGTCTAAACAAAATAGTATTAGATTAAAAAATAATCCCTTGAATGGTTATATTTATGCAAATGAAATAACAAAAAAGAAAGTTGCAAAATATGACAAATATAATAATTTAATTGAAATATATGAAAGCATAAGTGAAGCAAGTAGAAAAACCGGAATAACAATTTCAAGTATAAGCTATAGTGCTAACGGAAAAAGAAAAACAGGAGGTGGATTTATATGGCACTTCGTATAAGAGCTGATGTAGATTTAAAACAACTTGAAAAATTTGGGTTCGAATGCGAAGAAGATGATGGAGAAAAATATTGGTGCAAGTATTTGTCAGATAATCAACAATATTCGGATATGATGAAGTTGAATTGGAAGAGATATGGATACAAGATTTAATTAAAGCAAATTTAGTAGAAAGGAGTAAATAAAATATGAGAGTATTACATATTAAAGGAAAACACGAAGAAAGATATATACCAATAGATAAAATAGGAAGTTTTATTATTTTTAAAAAGGACAATAAAGGATATAATATAGACTTAATAGCAGGAGGAGTTGCAACTAGAATTGCAGTCAACATAGATGATCCGAACGAAATAATAGAAACTTTAATAAAAACAATAGATATTACAGATAACAGATTTATTGAATATACAGTAAAAGGAGAGGAGTAAATAAGATATATGGATGAAAAGGAAAAAGAAAAATATATTTTAGAATTTATATATAGAATTTTAACAGATAATAGAAATCAAAATAGATATTGTACAACAATGCTTGGAAAATTAGGTGAAAATAAAATAGTAAGACTAGGAGACTGCATAAGTTATTTAGAAAATAAGTATCAAGAATTATTCAGAAAGGAGTGATACATATGAAAACAGCTGATGAGATTAAAATAGAGTTAAAAGATATAGTAAAATTACAACATCTGTATATAGATATATTTGCAGAAGAAGATGAAGATTACCCAGACAAGAGAGTTATAAGCAATAAAGAAAGAGCAGTACAAAGAATATTAGACAAAATAACAGATAAAAGATTTAATCAAATTGAAATTTGGAAAGTAATACAACTTAAAAGTTGGGATACTACAGATAATACATATAGACAAATTTGCAATAGATTAAGAGAGTTAGGATACGAAATTATAAACTAGGAGATGGTTTTAATGAAAGAAAATAAAATGAAAATAGAAGGATATTTCATTGAAGAAGAAAAGAAATGCCCTGTGTGTAAAAGTAAAAAAATATCTATATTAGAAACATTTCAAGTTTGGCAAGAAAGAAAAATGGATAGTAAAAAAATATATAATAAAAATATAAGTTTGACACCATTTGGGAGAGTTTTTCATTCATATAAATGCAGAAAATGTGGATGGGAAAGTATCAATTTTGATGAGTAAAGGAGGTCACTATGCAGAAAGATAGTATAGAAGAACAAAAAATTCAACAAGCAATAAATAATATATTAAGAGGCGAAGATATAAAGTCTGCTGCATATATATTAAAAAAATTTATGTTTGATAATGTAATTTTTATAGGAAGAAGAGTTAATCCAGTAAAAATAGCAACAAGGCAAGTGCTAAATTTTATTGAAAGATATCAAGCAAGTGATTACGAAACTATATGTTTAGAAAATAATGAAATGGAAGAAATTGTAGATAAAATTCAAGTAGAATATAATAATTTATTAAAAGAGAATGAATATATGCACAAACAATTAGATAAACAGCAAACTACAATAAATAAGTATGCAAAAGAAAATGAAGAGCTAGAAAATATAACAGACAGAATGATAGACTACATAATGATACATCAACAAGTAAAAACAATGAGAAAAATATTCTGTAAACATTGTAAATTACAAAATAGCTGTACGTATAGCGGAATACACAGAAATTGTGTAATAAGATATTTTGAATATATATCAAAACAAGGAAATATAAGCAAAATGCATGAGGAATTAGAGAAAATACTAGAAAGTGAGGAATAAGTATGAATAATGTATTAAAAAATTTAAAAGCAATCTTAAATGGACTTACAGAAGAAGAACTACAAAATTATGAGTTGTGGATTAATAATGAGGAGGGAGTTAGTGTAATCGCAATAGATGAAAACGCAATTTCTTTAATTACAGATAGCAGTAAATTAAAAATAGACGACAGAGAATGGTAGAAAATTAATAGACCATAAAAAAGGAGATGAAGAAAAATGAAAAATAAGATATTAAAAATAACATTAACTATTATAAGTATAGCAATACTACTATGTATGTTAACAGGTTGCACAGAAGTAAATAAAGTTAGTACAAATTTAGGCAAAGAAGCAGACAACTTTAATATAACAAGAAGAATAGTCGTAATGAATACAAGAACAGACAAAATTATGTTTGAGTTTGCAGGAAATTTTAGTTTGCAAAATAATGAGAACAATGAGCTAGAAATAATTTGCGAAGTAGGACAAAATCAATACAAAAAGCATTTTATAAGATTAAGTCAAGATACTACATATGTTGTAGAAGATATAAGCGGAGCGTTTGTAGATAAATATCACTATGAAGTACATTACATACCAGAAGCGGTAATACCAGTAACGATAACAAATAAAGATTAAAAATATTTAGGAGGTACATATGGGAAAGAGAAAAGAATTAACAAAGGAAGAAAAAGAAAAAATTGAAATAGCTAAGCAAGAGCTAAAGGATTATAGAGAAAATATTAAGTATATAGAAGAAAAAATGAACGATACAGAAGAATTAAAGACAAAATTAGAAAAAATTACTACTACATTATCTATAACAAAAACAAATACAAGTAATACAGAGACAGATAAATTTGCAGATGGAATAAACAGGCTGGAAGACTTAAAAATAGATTGCAACAAAAAAATGGAAGATTTAATAGTTAAAAAATTTGCAATAGATCAGAAAATAGAAAACCTAGAACAGCCATATAGAAATATATTGTTTTTTAGATATACTAGAGGAAAAAGTTGGGAAAAGGTAGCAGAAGACTTGGGATATACAAAGGATTACACCTGTGAGTTACACGGGAAGGCACTATATTTATATTCAAAAATTTAAAAAACCCATAAAAACCCATAGAATCCCACATAAAAAATGTGATATAAATATAATAGCAAATCTATAAAAGATTGCAGAATAAAAAAAATAGGACGTTGAATTATCCACATAACAACCTAAAGAAAGAATTAGTTATATAACATAGCTAGTTCTTTTTTATTTATTAATAATATCAATATACTAGGCAATTGATATATAATTTTCCATATATGTTCAGAAGATGCAAAATAAGACAATCCTAGTTAAGTCTTAAAAATATAGTAAACAATAATATAACATAGAATCTAATATATCCTATAATTATATTATTGTTTAGTGTTTTTTAGAAAGGTGTGTAGTGTTATGGAAGAAAAATTAAAAGAATTTAAAGAAAAGAACTGTAAGAATTGCAATAAGAACATAGAAGGAGAATTAGTATGTGTGCAAGAAAGCTAATCTATAACGATAAATTAATAACAGAACAATACACTGCACAAGAAAAAGCAGAGCATAAAGAAAAACTAGATAATATAAAAGAACAGTTACCTAAACAATGTAAGGGCTGTTCTTTTTTAGTTATAACAAGTATAAAAAAGCAAAAAGTGTACTGCCCATATTTAATTAAGAACGAATGTTTGAGAGGTGGAAATTAAAATGGAGCATTCTAAATTTAAAAGAGGAGATAAACTTATATTTACGGGTTACAAATATAATATAGCTAAAATATTTAACTATGCGGACATATTTAAAGACAAGACATTAGAGATAGAGCAAGTATTGTACTGTCCGTGCGAAGAGCATAAAAACGATAAAATTAAATTTAAAAATATAAGTGGATATTATAGATCCATATTTTTTAGCAAGAAGGAATAAGTATGTATACAACAGAACAGATAAGATTATTAATATTAAACAGAGAAAAAGAAAAATTTTACAAAGACTCTACATGGATTAACTTAAGCAAAAGAATATTAGAAAGAGATCATAATGAATGTCAGGAATGCAAGAAAGAAGGAAAGCTAACAATAAAACAACATAGAAAGAAGTTAGATATACATCATATAAAAGAATTAGAGACAAATCCAGAGCTAGCCTATGAAGAAAGCAATCTAATAACTGTGTGTGTGCATCATCACAACATATTAGATAACAAAAATTTTAACAACAATAATAAGAAAAAGAAATTTGTAAATGAGGAGAGATGGTAAGATGGCAAAAACAAGGAACATAAATGAAGAGCAAAAAGAAACAATAGAAAAGAATCAACAGATAGAAGCGGAGACAGATACAAATACAGTAGATGTTAATGCAGAGACATTAAGTACAATGCGTTTAGAAATATATAATAAGACATATACAATAGAACAATTAAAAAAAATAAGTAATAAAAATAAAAAAACATATTTAGAAAGAGAAACAATAAATAGATTTAGAGAGCTAATGTATAACTATTACAGAGGAATAAAACATGCTGTATTAAGAGATTGTTGTGGACAAACATATAGCATAAAGGATTTAAAAAAAGAATTAAACAAAGAAGAGACATACAACATAATAGATAAGCGTTGCAGTCGTAGCAGTATGAGGTTCGATAAAGCAACTGTAGATGCAATAGTTAAATATATAGAAGAAGCGGAACAATAATAAATACCCCCTATCAAAACTTTTAGGGTAGAAACGCTAACCTCAGGAACGGGGAGCTTAGTCATAAAAACAAAATTTTCGTTAAATTTGCGTAAGGGGGGGAGGGGAAGTAAAAATGAGTGAAAAAAAATCAAAAAAAAATGCTAAAAAAGAGGAAAAATCAATAAACACATATGAGAATAATACAATATACATAGATTTAAAAGAACAACTTATAAAGAATAATAATTATACTGCATATACAGAAGATTTATTACTAAAATATATGAGGTTCTGTGAAATTGAAGAAGAATTAAATCAGGACATTGCATTAAGAGGAGTTTCTATTTATTGGTGCAATGGTGGAGGACAAGAAGGATATAAAAAAAATGATAGTATAACAGAACTAAACAGAGTTAACTTACAAGCAATAAAATTATTGAATTTTTTAGGAATAAAAGCACCCGAACCTAAAACGAAAGATCCGGGTGATGAGGAATATGAAGTATAACAAATATATTGATAGATGGTTTGAAATTGTAGAAAAACAAGAAATAAAAACTTGCAAAGAGCAGAAACAATTAGTTAGTTGGTTAAAAAAGAAACTCGATACAGAAGACATTGTAATAAAAAATGAAGAAATTGAAAAAGCAATAGTAACGAAAGAAAGGTATTTTAATTACAAACTTCTTGATTGGGAGAAGTTTTTGGATGCCTGTGAATATGGACTTTATTATAAAGATGGTTCTTTAGTTTTTAATGAATTTTTTATTTTAGGTGGAAGGGGATTTGGTAAAAATGGTTATGTTAGCACAGAAATATTTTATCAAACTACTAAACAACATGGAATAAAAAACTATGATATTGATATAATTGCAAATTCTGAAACACAAGCTAAAACAAGTTTTAATGATGTACATGAGTTAATAAATGAAAATCCGAGATTAAAAGAAGCATTCGATATAACTTTAGAAGAGATAAAAAACAAAACAACTAAATCTACAGTTAATTATAATACAAGTAATTCTAAAACAAAAGATGGTAGAAGACCTGGACATGTTTTTTTTGACGAAATACACGCCTATGAAGATTACAAAAATATAAAAGTTCACACATCTGGAGGAGGAAAGAAACCAAATTGGAGAGTTACGTATATTACAACAGATGGAGATATACGAGGTGGAGTAATCGACGATTATAAAAAAGAAGCACAAGATGTTTTTTCAGGGATAATAAAAAAAACGAGGACCTTATTTTTTATATGTAAATTAGATGATGAGAAAGAGGTAGAAGATTCGAGTAATTGGATAAAAGCAAATCCATCATTAAATGAGTTTAAAGGTTTATTTAATACAATGGTTGATGAATTTGAAAAAGCACAATTAAGACCTTCTCTTTTCCATGAATTTATGACTAAAAGAATGAATATTCCACATCAAGACGAGACGAGAGCAGTTGCAAAGTGGGAAGATATAGAAGCAACAAACCAAGCAATACCAGATTTAGTAAATGAGGCTTGTATTGGAGGAATTGATTATGCTAGTGTTAGAGATTTTTGTGGGGTTGGATTACTTTTTAAAAAGGATGGTAAAAAAATATGGATACCGCATACTTTTATTAATAGAAATAGTCCACATTTAAAATTAATAAAAAAAGAGATACTTGAAGAAGCTGATGAAAAAGGAGAAATAACATGGGTATCTACCCCAACAATTCCACCAGAAATTGTTGGGGAGTGGTTTTTTAAACAAATGACCAAATACAATATGATTGCAATTGCATTAGATAAAGTAAAAGCAAATTATTTTATTGAAGCTTTTGAAAACATAGGTTTTTCCTTAAGAAGTGCAACAAATAAGACAGGCGAAATTGTTATTGTTCGAAGCGGAGAATATACGGACACCATGGTGTACGGTGTCTTAGAAGATTGGTTTTCGAATCATAATTTGATTTTTGGAGATAGTACATTAATGAGGTGGTATGTAAATAACACAGCAGTTGAGCCTAGAAAGAATGGTAATAAAGTATTTATAAAAATTGAGCAACAGAGCAGAAAAAATGACGGATTTATGGCTTTTACACATGCTGTAAGTATACAAAGCGAATTAAAGGAAACACAACAAATAGATACAGATTATCTTAAGAAATTTTTAAAGTCTTATTAAGGAGGTGAGAAATTGGGATTTTTTGGAAATGCAACAAACTATATTAAGGACTTTTTTAACAAAAATAATCAGATATGTTTAAGTCAATGCATAGACTTAATAAATGACACTTGCTATAAAGAGCTAGGATTAAGAAAAGTAATAGCTTTATTAGCGAGTTCTTTTATTTCTACAGAAATAAAAACATATGAAAAACATAAAGAAGTAAAAAAGAATATATATTATAAGCTAAATGTTTCACCAAATAGAAATTCAAATAAATATGACTTTTATTTTAAATTTTTCAAAAAACTTATAAGAAATGAAGAAGCACTAATAGTTGAAATAAATGGAGAATTATTTGTTGCAGATAGTTTTGATAAAGAAAAGTTAGCTCTAAAGAATTATCAATTTGACAATGTCGTAATAGATGATTATTCATTAAAAGATGTATTCTACATGGATGATGTTTTGTATTTTTGTTTAAATGATGAAAGGCTAGTAGCTTTAATTGATTCTATAAATAGTAATTATTCCAGAATTTTAAGTGTAATGCAAAACGCATATGTGAGAGATAAGATGCGTAAAATCATCGTTGAATTTGGCTCTACTAATAATTTAAAAGATGCTGAAGAAAATGATTTACAAAATCTTGTGGATAGTTTAATTAAACCGTTCGTTGAAGGGGAGAGAAATGTTTTAACACTTCCTAAAGGATTTAGTTTAACAAGCCTGGATGATAAAAGTACAAAAACAAATGCTGATAAAGTTTCAGATATGAAAGAGGCAGGCAAAGAAATATTAGAAAACATAGCATCTATTTTTAATATTCCAGTTGATTTATTGTATGGAAGTAAAAATGAGCTTAAAGAACAAGAGCAAAGCTATATGACACATGCACTTAAACCGTTTGCAATAATGTATAATACGGAAGTCAACAGAAAAGTCTATTCTAAAGAACAATTTTTGAATGGTACATATGTGAAAATGGACTTAATAACCACAGAATTTATAAATTGGATTAAAGAAGCGGATTCTTTAGACAAAGCATTTAGAATTGGATTTAAACATAATGTTTTATTAAATAAATTAGGAGAAGAACAACTTGAGGAAGAGTGGGCTAATAAATCTTATGTGACAAAAAATTATATGTCAGTCGAAAATGATGATGATGAAAAAATTGAAGGAGGTGATGAAGAATATGAACAGAATTAAGCAACAAGCTGAAAATAGTATAAATATTTATTTGTATGGAGAGATTGCAGATTATTGGTGGGATGATGAATCTAATTCGGCAAAATGTTTAAAAGATAAATTAACAGAAATGAATGATATTACAGAAATAAATCTACACATAAATTCTTTAGGTGGTGATGTAATTGAAGGGATAGCAATGTTTAATTTATTAAAACAACATCCAGCAAAAGTAAATGTATATGTTGATGGTTTTGCCTGTAGTATTGCCTCGGTAATTGCGATGGCAGGAGATACCATATATATGCCAAAAAATTCAATGATGATGATACATAATTGTTGGACTTATACAGACGGAAATGCAAAAGAATTAAGAAAAAAAGCAGATGATTTAGACAAAATAATGGAAGCATCTATTGAATCTTATTTAGCAAAAATAAATATAAGCAGAGAGGAATTAATTGAATTATTAGATGCAGAAACATATCTAACAGCAGAAGAATGTTATAAAATGGGGTTTGCAGATGTATTAATGCCAATTTCAGAAACCATTGAGCAATCAGCAACAAAAAGTATTTTACAATTAGTAGAAGAAAATAAAAAATTAAAAGAACAAAAGAATACTAATAAAGATAGTAAAAATGAAAATAATTTTGATAAAATTTGTGAAATGCTAGAAAATAAATATGAATTAAAAATAAAAGAATGTAGTGAAGAGAGACCAAAACAAAATGTTTTTGAGTCTTTTTTTAATGCAATTTTAAAGGAGGAAAAATAATGAGTGTAAAAGATTTAAAAAGAGAAGAGATTAAAGAAAAGGCGATAAAAGCCATTAATGATGGAAATACTAAAGAACAAACTGAAGTGATTGAAGATTGGATGCAAAGTGTTGCTTTAGAAGTTGCTGAAAGAGTATCAAAAGAGCAATCAAGATTACAAAATGATACGATTATTTTAACTAATAGAGGAGAAAAACAATTAACTAGTGCTGAGATTAATTATTTTGAAAAATTAGCAACTGCAATGAAAGCAAATAATATTAGACAAGCATTAACAGATATAGATGTTGTAATGCCAATAACAACAATAAATAGAGTTTTTGATGAACTAGTTGAAGCACATCCATTATTGAAAAAAATAAAAGCACAAAATGTAACAGGTATTACAGAAACAATTAAAAGAACTGGAGATGTAGAACTTGCTTGGTGGGGAACTTTATGTGAGGAAATAAAGAAGGAATTAGAAGCTGGATTTAAGAAAGAATCTACAACATTATATAAATTAAGTGCATTTTTGCCAATTTGCAAGGCATACTTAGTTTTAGGACCAGCTTGGCTAGAAACTTACATAAGAACAATTTTAACAGAAAGTTTATCTGCAGGGCTTGTAAAAGCAATTGTTACTGGTACAGGTGTAAATCAACCATATGGAATGGATAGAGATTTAGAAGCAGCTATAACACCAGGACAACCAGTTCCTAGAAAAACTGCAATTACAATAAAAGATTTTGAACCAAAAACATTAGGAAAAATAATTGCAAAACTTACAAATAAAGGTAAGAGAATAGTTAGCAAAGTAATTTTAGTTGTAAATCCAGTTGATTATTGGGAAAAAGTTTGGGCTATAACTACAACTAAAAATGCACTAGGACAATATATTGCTAATCAGTTTCCATTTCCAGTAGATATAATTCAAGAACCTTCTGTAGAAATAGGTGAAGCAGTAATTGGATTAGCCGAAAAATATGATTTATCTGTAGGAATGGCACAAAAAGTTGAATATTCAGATGAATTTAGATTTTTAGATGATGAAAGAGTTTATATAACTAAACTTTATGCAAATGGAAAAGCTGTAGATAATAATTCATTCTTTTTATTAGATATTTCTGGTGTTACTACAGAAGCTGCGGCTTAAAGGAGAAAAAATGAATTTTGAAAGTGAATTTGAAAATGACGAACTTCTTTTTCAAGAATCTAAGGCTGAATGCAACATAATGTGGAATGAAAATGAAACTGATAAAAAAATAAAAAACATAATAAGGCAAGGAATAGATGTGCTACAAAATGATGTTGGCACATCTATTGATTTTGATAATGATTTACAAGCTAGAGCATTATTAAAAACATATGTTAGATATGCCTGGAATAATTCTCAGGAATATTTCATCGAGAATAATTTGGCGGATATCCTGAAATTGGAGGTTAAGTATGGCAAAAATTAATTTTAGAAGAAATAAAACTGAATATCACGAAACTTATAATGATGGGGTTTTATATTTTGGAATTATAAAGGTAATAAAAAATGCTAAAAAAGAAAAAATAGGCGAAGAAATACAGTTGGTAGGTAAAAGGCCATTTGCAAATGTAACTATTAGAGACAATGACAGTAATATTGCTGATTCTTTAGGATACACAATAGATAAAAAAGTTAGAATACCAATGTCTAATTTGCCAGAAAACATAAAAATAAAAATCAATAATGATAATGACATTTATGAAGTAAAAAAAAGAGATACAAGTGATAACAAAAATATATACTTATATTTACAAAATACTACAAATAAAAAAGCAGGGGATATAAATGAGTGATGAAAAAATAATTTGTGCATTAGAAACATTTAATCTGCCAATTGGGAATAAAAGAATTTATGAAAATGAATTAGATGGAAATTATAATTATTTTATATTTAGAAGAAAAGGACTAAAAAATAGTGGATGTAAAAGATATGTCAGAACAATAGAAATTGCCTATGTCTATGAAGGTGAACAAAAAATTTCTGATTACGAAATAATAGAAAAAATCGAACAGCTTGGCTTAAATTTTATAAGTGAAGAAAATGATGATTTTCAGCTTGCTGATACTAATAATTGGATAGATGTTAATACCTATATTTTTGAAAGACCAGAAAGAAGTGAGAAGAATGTCTAAATATAACGAACTTGTAATTGAGTTTAAGGATATAAAAGAATTGGAAGAAAAATGGAAGGCATTACCACAAAAAGCAGAATATGAAACTAATAACTACATTTGGAATAAGGCAAGTGATATTTATAAAAAACAAATTTTTAAAAATATGCCAAAATCCAATAAAAATAAAACAAATATAAAGAATGCACCTAAAATGCACGCAAAAGATACTGAAAGCCTAGATAAAATATTTTTTAATTTAGGAATTAAAATCCAGACACATGTAAAGCCACGCTCAAGAGATTTTGGGTATTTGATATTTCCAGACGAAGGACGAGGAAAGCATCAGAAAAGAAAAGGTGCGCAAGAATTTTTCAACAAAGCATTAGAAAGTAAAAGCAACGAAGTTATTGATGGTTTAGTAGAACATTTAAATAAAAAAATTGAGGAGGAAATATAATGAAACAAGTAGAAGAATTTGAAAATTATAAAATACAAGAGGGGTCAATTCAATTTGATAACAACGCAGCTATTTCTTTTGGCTGCATTGGTACATTGGATGGATCTTCAAACACAGAGGAAGTAGTAAAAAAATGTGAAGGTGTAGTAGTAAAGAAAAAAAAGCGAATAACTGATATGACAGTAGCCTTAACAGGACATGCTAAAATTCCAGCATCTCGTAAAATAATTGGACTAAGCAACGAAGGCTTGAAAACAGGAGTATATGCATATGGAACAGACACATTTTCTGCTCCGTTTACATTTACTGCTAAGATTATTGATATGGATGGAAATATAAAATACATAGCATTTCCTAAAATTGAAAATACAAAAGGGTTATCTGTAAAAGTCGACAATGAAGTAACAGAAATCGCAATGGATGACTTTGAATTTTCTGCAATGATAGATAGTAATAATAAATTTTATTATGAAGCATATGAAAGTGAATTAGAGGATGAAACAGTAAAAAGTAAGTGGCTAACTAATTTTACGCCGGAGCTAGTTAAGCAAACTGAAGGATAAGTCGAATTTTGTCGAAAAATACCTCTTGCAATAATTTGAAATTATATGTAAAATTGTTGCAGGAGGAGATGTTAATGAAAAAAATATTTGGAATAAGTATAATATTATTATTTAGTTTATTACTTTTTGTAGGTTGCGGAAATACACAAACAAATTTATCTGAATCAAATTTTAGTGAAAACAATGAGAAAGTTGATATAACTGAGCCAGAAGAAACGAAGGAAGAATACATGAATAGTTGTGAGGAGTATACATTTAAAGAAATAGCAAGAAATCCGAATAATTATATAAATAAAAGAGCAAAATTTACAGGTGAAGTTGTTCAAGTACAAGAAGAAGATGGAACTGTAGCAATAAGATTAAATGTTACTAAAAATAAATATGATTATTACGAAGATACTATAATGGTAGGATATAAATACAAGGATGAAAATGAAAGCAAGATATTAGAAGATGATATTATTACTGTATATGGAGAGCTACAGGGAAATACATCTTATGAGTCCGTACTTGGTGCAGAAGTAACATTACCATTATTGATTGGGAATTATGTAGAAATAAACTAAAATAATACAAAATAACGAAGCGTCAGAATGGATTTTCTGGCGTTTTTATTTTTGATTAATATAATTTTAAGGAGTACATTATGAAAATTAAGGATAAAGAAGTGAATTTAAAGATAACACCTAAAGCACTTTTGAAAATTGAAGAGCAATATAAAGATTTTGATATTTTAGGGTTATTTAGAGGTGTTAGTGAAGATAAAGAGCCTAGGATTTCTGATTATTATAAAGTAATTTATGCCGGTTATTTAGGAGCTGAGCAGGAAGAAATTACATTTGATGAATTTTTAAAATTAATTGAAGATATAGATATTCTTGAAATAAATAAAATTGGCGTTGAATTATTAATAAAAAGAAAAAACTAAGATTCCAAGAAAGTTTTATAAAAGTTACGAAGAAACGGAAAGAAAAGAAAATATAAAGTTCCAGACATACAAATATGCAGTGTAGCAGATTTGTATGTCTTTTTTGTACACATAAATAAAATTGATCCGAAAACATTTTGGGAAAGTGATATTGCTTTCTTGGAGAATATAACTGATAACATAACAGCATTTGAGAATTATTTAAATAATCCTAAAGAATATTAAGAGGTGATGGAATGTCTAAGAATAAACAAGAAATAAAATTTGAAGCGGATGTAACAGGGTTTAAAAGTGCAATAAAAGATGCGACAGCACAAATAACCTCTTTAAACAAAGAATTAAAATTAAATCAAGCTCAAATGAAAAATAATAAAAATGATACTAATTTATTGCAAGAGCAAATTAAAACTCTAGACGAGGAATATAAAAAACAAAAAGAAATTGTTT